ACCTTAGGTTTAAGTATATCTATGTTATTTGTATTAGATTCAACCTTAGGTTTAAGTATATCTATGTTATTTGTATTAGATTCAACCTTAGGTTTAATAGATGAAAGTTCTGAACTTATATTTAACACTTCTTGTCTATATTGTTCTACCTGCGCATTATAATTTCCAGTCAGTGCCCAGAACGCTGTATTAGTGGGAGGTACTCCAACGGGAACTGAACAAATACTGGTATAACTAGAACCCTGATATAATACTACTGACAACGCTTCATATGAAATAGTTGCATCCCACTCACCTGTTATTAATGGAACATATCTTGCTCCAATATACTGATTTAAAGCCATAATAAAACCTCCTTTAATATCTAAGGACTAAATGCCCCCAGTTCTTATCACCACACGTCATTATAGTATCAAAATCAATGTCACTCCAACTCTCCGGTATCCACGCAACAAAGTACGCATTATCTTTACCGCCCAACCCAAAGAACACTTGTTTAACTATTTTAGCAACTATTTCTTGTAAATTTTTGTCAATCCATTTTGCAAGCGCGTCGATATATATATCCACATACTCACCGTTTGCAATTTTTACGAGTTCACCGTTTAAATAGTTTACCATGTTCTGTAATTCTTTAATTGCTTCTGAGTGATTGTTTATGATTTCAAAATTTGTGTTAATGTCTTCAATCATTTCATTCACTTTGTTTACCAGTTTGCATAACGTCTCATAATCTGTTATCTCCGCTGATAAAGTAATGGGAAGCAATCTTATACATGGTATTCTCAAGCAATCAATCATATACACACCTCCTAGTAAATCATGAAAAAGAGTTCGTTTAACTCATTAAGAATCATAAGGTCAATATTCAGAAACGAATTACGTAACTCGGTTAATAGTTCTGGATAACTTTTACTACCATCTTTGCCTTTTATTGATTCAAGATAATTTTCCGTTGAATCTAAGTTTTTGCTGTTAGTAGTATTTTGTAACTGTGTTGTACTTCCATCTGTGATACTTGTTTCTTGTGTCTGAGTGTTTGCGGTTATTGAACCATCATCTGTTCTGGTATTCTGTACACTCGAATCATTAACATCACCGCTTGTCATGTAAGCACCTGTCTCCAACTTTGTGAGCGTGCCTTGTGGTGTATCACTATGCCTGTTTTTCTGGCTTGTGCTACCGTTGTCAGTTACGGTGTTTTGAGTATCCGTTGTAGAATCCACTCTTCCACTATCTGTAACCGTTTGCTTATTTCCCCCCGTAGTATCTGTTTTACCTGTGCCTGTTTCACTGTCTTTCCTATTCCTTCCGTAATCTCTGGTATAATTGACTGTAGTAAACGGGTCAAACGCCAAGAGTTCAGATTTATAAAGCTGATTCATATAAGGCATAATCTCATTAAGTTTGATATCCAAAAGCAGTTTCCATCTTGACACCGGAGTGTCGCATATCTCTCTTGTGTAATACGTTTTAAGTATTTTGTTTTCCAGAGGAATTCGGTAAGCTTCATCAAAGATTGGGAAATCAAAATCAAAGATAAGAGGTCTTGCCTGATTAATCACGTCTTTGATCTGAGGATATGTTTCTCTCTCGGTTAGACCTATCAACCCTTCCATTACTGTCCTGAGTTCCATCGTATATTGTGCCACCGTCTTTCACCTCCATTTTCCGATATCGCACATCGATTTTGCCATTTGGCAATTCACTTCCGAACAAATCATTTATCATCTGGCAAGCCTGCTTTCTTGCATCTAAGAAAGTCATTCTCTGCATGATGATCTGTTCTAAGTTACTGTCAACCTCATTTGTGATAAGCCTTTCTTTCTTATCTGTGTTGGCGTTGTTACCTCCTAAGAATGTAATAGCTTCATTCCATACGCGTGTCTTTTCCATTTCCAGATTGATGTAGCTTTCTGGAGCATCTGTTCTGAACACTTCCATCATTTGTGAATTCATGTCCTTATCGCCAAATATCACAGGTTCATTACCTTCATAGCTTTTGTATATACTCTTTAAGCTTTTTTGCTGTGCCTGTGAACCCTTAATAAGAATAGGTGTTTTCTGTGCGTTAATGTTGACATCAATAGCTCTCTGGATTTTAGTAAGTCTTTCAGCATAAAGCTGAACTGTTAAAGCCGTAGGCTGTCTCAAGAAATTATTCCACACAATGACACTGTCCTGATCGTCACATGATTGCTGTAACTCCGTGATAGAATATGCTCTTCTATTTATAGGAATTCGATAAATGTTCAACGGACCGGTTAGAGCACATTGTAAAGTCAGGAATGCATCATTTTTGTGATATTTGAAGAACAAACAGTATCCAAATTCAAACAGTACCAGTTCTAGGAACCTAGGGTCACATGTGGGAGGAAGATTGACCCACTCATAAGAGTTGATAGCAATTTCTTTCAGCCTCATGTAATAGTCAAAGAAAGTTGCATCGTTGAACCATTCACTTGTTGTACGGCTTAAGTTTAAGCCACAATATCCGTCATTCATTTTCATACTATCACCTCCTTAAGTGTAATCAACTCTTCCAAAATATTTTGCATAATTCCTTCCGCCCTGACCAATCGTTGTTGTCTTTTCGAATACGCCATCTGCTCCACCTGACGGGTTACCAGTGTTTCCACTGATATAGGTAATCTGATTTCCGCTAACTGCTGATACCACACCGCAATGATGAAGTACGGTCGTGCTCTGTGATGTAATGAAAAAGACAACATCACCAGCTTTTGGTAACTGTCCTCCAACTTCTGCTACCCATGTTCTTCCAAGCCTATTCATAGCATCATACAATGATTGAACTGCCGCATTCTTTGGAACTTGATTTCCTTTACCAATCATGTGAGCACAATAGGTTAAGAATGTTGTACACCATGCGTCTTTTACATAACTGCCATAATACCACACTTGCCATAATCTTACTGTGTCGTCCCATTCAACCGCACCTATGAACTGTCTTGCATATTCGTCAAGCCTTGTTTCAGTAGGTTCCTGATAGTTAGCCGTTATGGTTACATCGTTTGCTGGCATGTGGAAAGTAGTTTGTACTGCATTTGGGTCGTCAAAAGTTCCGCCAGCGCTTGTTGTCCAGTTAATAAAATTGATAGCTGACTGAGCATTAATCGCTATAGCTGTACCCTCGTTGTAATATCCTGACCCATATCCATTTACTACTGATAAATGATACTTTGGTTCTGGAGTCGGACTGGAACCGGAATTGTTTCTTGTGTAGTCTCCTACCCAGTCGCCATGCCAGAGGGTTACTCCTCTGTTAAACATATTCTTAATGTTTACAAGGTGTTCTGTGTTACAATTACCTGTTACTTGCGCATTAACAGTTTTAACATAATTCCACGATGGTCTTCCCGTAGTGTTTGGTACTTTCAGTTTGTTTACCTTATACCCAAACGCATCGAAGTATCCATCTATAGATTTTGCGTAATCACTGGTAATCGTCATTTCTTTAGCTATGAAACCATACTCATTATATGCGAGTAGGAAGTTTTCACCCGCCGTGTTACCTCTTGCTTGTGCTGGTGTAAAACTATGTTCAATTCCTCCAAGCATATTGTTAAGGGCAATACTTCCAGCACTGGTAGCTAAACCTGCTAAAGCAGTAGATGGGCTCCCAAGCGCCATTTGAGTTGCGGCTTTTACAGTAGCGCCTGACAATGCCATGGCATTTGTTACCTGCTGTTGTGCTACCCAATTAGCATAAGTGTTTCCTACCCACGTGCATATCGGATAGTTTCCTATGCTGATTCCTTCGTCAAGGTTTGCGCCAAGTCCCTTGTAACTTTGTGGCCAGCACCATATTCTACCATTCGGTGAAATACTTCCCATGGTTCTAAGTTCGCCTGCCGCAACAGCCCAAAACTCATATCTTAAAACACAGTCTGACCCACTCTGGTTACTCAATGAAACGTACCGGAAAGGATAGGTTAAAAGCTTTTTATTACGTGGAACGTACCCGTCAAGTCTCTGTGAGTTAGGAATGTTCCATGCACTCGATGAGTTTGGGTTTCTCTCTAACTCTTCTCCGTCTTCCTGATTTGGGCTTACCACTTCTACTGGGAGCATGAACACTGTAACAATATTGTCAAGCATTCCTTCGGTAGATAGTCTGTCAAGCATTGCATTGAATGAACTTGCTGACGAGTAACAGTAGTATCTCACTCCAGAGAATGTACCACCATAAAATCGTCCTCCAACTACGCCTTTCCCGGCTTGCAAGTCAACCGTTGCTCCTGCCACAATCCACCATGTGTCAAAGTATCGTTCAGTTACAGCATTCACAACAAAGTCTCCAAGTGCTAAACCTTCATCGATTAAGTTTGCTCCTGCTGTATCATCGTTGACGTGTTCGCGTTCTACCATGCAAGGGTGAATCTCTACGTCAAATAAAAATGTCTCCCATGAATCTATCTCAAAGTATACGCGCGTTAAACCTTCTGAAAAGTACTCAATTCTGGTTATGAAAGCATAGAACCAGTTTGCGTTAAACGCGTTATTCTGATACATTAAATAGTTGCACTCATATATTTCGTCATATTCTGCAGGATAATCGACGTATTTCTGTTCCCTTTGGTATGTTAAATCTGCCGCTGTGTGGGCTGTCTTTGAAATGAAATACGCCGTTTGCTCTGTCCTTGTGGGAAAGAATGTCCTGCTGAACTGATTTGTATATGAGTTATCCAACGGCACATTTTTAAGCAAACGTACCGTTGTCATAGGTTCATAACTCATATTAACTCCTATCTGTTTGTGGTTAATTAGGTGAGAGTTACAGTAGCTGTACCAGTCTTTGTTGGGTCAGTTTTACTAGCGGCTGTAACCGTTAAAGTATCAACTGTGATTCCGGCTTTTACTGTGAGAAGCCCGTTTGCGTCAATCGATGCATTTGCATCTTCGGTAACTGTCCAAGTAACCTCTGGAGAGATAAGACCTGTTCCAGTAACATCTGCTTTAAACTGAATCGTTCCGCCTGCCGCTTTTGTAAGTGAAGCAGTTCCGGGTGTTACTGCTACGGCTGTTACTGCGGGAGCCTGCGTTGTAAAAGCGATTGCATTCTTAAACGGAGAATAAGAAAGCGTCTGCCAGTGGTGAAGGAAATAGTTCCAATAGAGTCTTGCTCCGTTGTAAACTTCCGTCATGGCAAGATAGTTGTCAAATACCATGAACCATTCACGGTCAACGGTAAGAGCCACAACTCCTTCTTTCTCAAGGCCGCCAAAATCATCTACGATTACACGACGTCCGATAAAATCAGCTTTATCCATGTTGAAAGCAGAGGCGAGTACTTCTACATCTACGGTTGCCGCAAGACTTGTAAGCATGAAAATATACTGCTCTCCGATTGGTGTGTGAGTAGTTACGCCCATATAGTTGTACTTATCAGACATAAATGTTAAATCCAGAGCGGCTTTACGAATAGCCGTCATTGCCTGCTTTCCAGTAGCTTCATCTGTCGGGTCAGGAATAGCAACCGGATAGATTGCGCCTCTGTTGCCTGCCTCTAAGAAAATGTTCTTCATGAGCAGGAATTCTGCGTACTCGTCGGAAGTATATACCGCTTCGATCATCTTACCAACTAAATCTTCTACTCCCTGATAGGAAATGAAAGCGGTTCTTAAATCGTCGTTGCTGATCGTGATCGGGAATTTATCCTGTCTGTTTCTTGAGTGGAATACAGCGCGAACGTCAGGAATTCTCTGTTTGAACAAGTCTTCCTGATTTGTCATGCCGAGATCGTCTTCTCTGTAATAAGGCTCCGCCTTAATGATGTTTACAAAGATTTCTTCAATCGTCTCACCCAGTGTAATTTCCCCACGCTTAAATGGCTTAAGGGGGTTATTGTAAGTACGACTTGTAATAAGCACAAGACCGATTCTGTTTACCAAAGCGCTTAAGAACTCATTCGCCGCCGCCTGATATTTTAAGATAGGGTTTCCTACCTCTTTGATATTATCCTGTGTTGCCTGCGGAATCCATTCCTTATACTGATTAGAGGCCTCCGCACGAATTACGTTTAATAAATCCATTCCTTTAGGGGTCGCGCTGTACTTTGCGGCCGCATATGTTGGTTTAACTGGCATTACTTAGCCCTCCCTTTCGTCCCAGAGATCGTCAAAACTTTTCTCTGCATCATTGTCCTGCCTGATATCTCTATCCTGCCTGTCGTCTGCTTCTCTTAAATCTTCTCTAGCAGAATCACGCATCATGTACCTGCGGTTGTCTGCTTTCAAACGATCCATTTCTGCCATGAGCGAATCATAATCTGCGTCATAGCGATCGAGTTCTCTCTCATAGTAATCATATCTTCTCCTTAATCTGTCTAAACGATCATTTACATCATCGTCTGGATTGGAGTTCCTGATCTGCATGAGAGTGTCCTCTAAGTCAAAGTCAGACCAATCTTCCTCGTCGTAGTAATAACCACGCTCTTCTCTCCGGTCTTCCCTTGCATCTTTTTCGAGTTCACGAGGGCTTCTTTCATCGTCACGACGTGAGTCGTTGCTTCTCTCCTCGTCTTCTCTTTCGGGGCGATCTTTCCTTCTATCGTCACGTTTTTCGTAACGGTCTTCCTCGCCCTCTTTCTTGCGGTAGTCTTCCCTTTCATCAAAGTCACGCCTTGCTCTGGAAGACCACTTTCTACTCCTAGCGGCCATTGTTTAACCTCCTTATTTTAAATTATTTAATCCAGCCTTACGAATAATTGAAGGATAATCGCGGTCGGTCTGGTTTAAATCTACATATCCGGTGATTCCTGACATGGTGCCTTTATCTGTAATCTGTACCATGTGAGCGTTGTTAAAATATACTGGCCTGTCATAATCAGCAAGCCACATATCAAAACGGTCTCTAAGTTCCTGTGATGTCTTTCTCAGCATATAATCTTTGTTCACGTAAAATGCGGCGTAATATCCCAGCTTTTCTACTTCCTCACAGAAAGCAGTAACATACTTGCAATATGTTTCACGTGAAACATTTACATTATGATCTTCGGCATAGTCTTCCGAATCATACTCGAAATCAAAGTAGATAGGAAGTTCTAACAGATGTTTGTTTGCAAAAGCTACGGCTTTACGTGCTTCGTTGCGGCACATTTCCTCACTGTATGCATAACTAAACCAGTAGATTCCAATCGGAATTCCGAGTGAATTACATTTCACACAGTTCATGTGAGCATATGGGTCTGTGTTACCATTGCCATATCCTGCACGAATGATTGCAAATTCTACTCCGTCTTCTTTAGCTAACTCCCAATCAATTTTCTTGTTCCATTTTGAAACGTCAATTCCTGTTTTCATGCCTTACTCCTTTTCAAGTTTGTCTAAAAGCTTCTGCATCACTAAAGTATTATTGTTAAGCGACTCGGAAAGCTTATCAGTTTCCGCTTTATGCTGTTCTGACTGTTTCCAGTTCTGCCAAAACAGCGCGGCGCAGGCTACAATAGGAAACCCAAGTGACCCTATTGCGGATACAATTCCGTTAATATCCATAACTCGCCACCCTCCTTTCGAACATATATTCTATTTCTTCTTATATTATACCACAAAGACTTGAAAAAATCAACAAAATATGATATAATAAATTAGGAGGATTGCACAATATGAAAGAGCAAATGTATTATGACGGCACAAGACTTTTGTCTACAATGGACATAAATGGTAGAAAACCTGAGATATTTTTATGCACAAGTAACAGAACTGGAGGTAAGACTACCTATTTTAACCGTCTTGCTGTGAACAGATTTAAGGACGGTAAAGGAAAATTCCTCTTGACATATCGGTTTAACTATGAATTAGATGATTGTGACGAGAAGTTCTTTACAGACATTGCAAGGTTGTTCTTTCCAAAGGATATACTTAAAAGCAAGAGAAGAGCGGCAGGTATATTCCATGAATTGTTTCTTAATGACGAATCATGCGGTTATGCAATCGCTCTTAATGCGGCAGACCAGATAAAGAAATACTCCCATCTTATGACTGATTCAAATAGGCAGTTATTTGATGAGTTTCAGAGTGAAACTAATCATTACTGTGCAGATGAAATTAAGAAATTCATTTCCGTGCATACTTCACTCGCACGAGGTAATGGAGAACAGTACAGGTATTTACCTGTGTATATGATTGGGAACCCTGTATCTATCATTAACCCATATTATGTGGAAATGGGGATCAGTAATCGACTGGCTACAGATACAAAGATTCTTAGAGGTGATGGGTGGGTTCTGGAACAAGGTTTTGTCAGAGCCGCATCGGAGGCTCAGAAGAATGCAGGATTTAACAGGGCATTTGCGTCAAATGAGTACGTAGCGTATTCATCTGAATGCGTTTACTTGAATGACTCTATGGCATTTATTGATAAGCCGGAGGGCAAGAGCGTTTACATCGGAACGCTTAAATACCAAAATGCTTGTTATGGGGTTAGGGAATATCCTGAATTGGGTATTGTATATTGTGACAATCGGCCGGACATGAGCCACCGTGTAAAGATTACTGTTACTACTGACGATCATGAAGTCAATTATGTTATGCTTCACCGAAACGACATGATATTACAGACATGGCGGTGGTTCTTTGAAAAAGGCTGTTTTAGATTTAAAGATTTAAAGTGTAAGGAGGCTATTTTAAAAGCCTTGTCATATTAATGGTATCTTCCTACGTGTCCTACTTTGTAAACCGCGGAACGCACAGTGTCAAAACTGCCGTGAGTTTATATTCAATAGTGCGTATTGGCTCTGTCGGCGCGTGGGTTATAGATATAAAGAGAGGGAGAGTGATCTCCCTCTTTTAAATTATAATAGCTATGCCCCTATTTAAAGGTAATATTTCCTTTACGTAACATTCACCGTACTCTTTTGCTGAATCCCATGAATCAGTTAAAGTGCTAAATTTAATATTTTCACTCTCTTGTATGGTTATAACATCTAAATGTCTAGGTATTACTTTTAACAATGTGTCAACCTTCATCTTATACCCTCCATATTCTACCTCATTTCATAATCTGTCTCTGTCAGTAATATGCCACCTCTAATTCTCTTTGGCATAAGTTTTCCGGGTATCTTTAAGCCCTCTGTGAAATCTTCAAGTTCTCTGTGAACTGAAACAAAATTCACTTCTTCTTCTGTTAAAGTTCTATTATCTGTTTCTACTCCCATCGATCTTGCAAACAAATCTTTACACTTCTGAGGCATTCCGGCACATTTAATATCGTAGTATGGTTTTTCAACTGGCTCTCCGTCTTCATGGGTAACGTGCTCAATGTAAGTTTTCTGTCTAGTAAAGTAAGCAACGTCCCAAAAGCTTTCGAGTTTCCAACAACAAAATGCGCTCTCGTGTACATTAATACCTTTGACTTCTTCACATGATAAATCGCAATGTATAGAGTCTGTGTCTGCATAAATAAACCCTCTCTCGTTTACTCCATAATAGTTTGCCTGCGCCGCCCTTATTGTAAAGTTTCTAGCGTAACTGGTAATAGCGGAACCAATCGGAATGTATCCGGCTTTCTTGTTATGCTCTGGCACCAATCTAAACCCGAGTGAACCATCATCTTTTTCGAACGCAACTTTAAATGAAGAATCTTTACTTGAAGCCATCTTACCGTATAGGTTGTTAAGGAATAGTTTTGCAAGAGTTCTTCTACCTCCTTTGCTCTTTATCTTCATGTCTTTGTATTTATCTATATAGCCATCAAATAATCCGATTTGTGCATAAAACCAACACCCATCTAATATTTCAAAATCTACTAAATCGTACTGATCTTTGAGAAGCTTAAAGTCAGTCATGGTTAAAACCATTTCATTGATTGCCTCTTTTACTGTACCGTCTATATCAATATACTGCTTATGATATGTGCCCGTCTGGTCATTTAGAACGTCACTTGTTTCTAAGCATTCTGTTCCTCTGTACCGGAATGTTGTCTTAATCTGAATGAATGGTAATTTGTTAGGCTTAATATAGAATCTTGTTCTCACTCTTACAAAGTAATATTTGTTGGCTCCTATGGCTTTATCTGGAATAAAATCTCCTTTCCAGAAATAAGGCTTACCAATCGGATACACATTTCCTGATTCAGAATGCATCATGGAAGGATAGAGCGAGTTTACATCTGCCGTAAGACCATTGTGATATTTCTTGTTCTCTTTGCCTTTTACTACGTAGCACCACCCACCACGATAAGACTTGCGTATGTAATCTCCTGCTGATTCGTAGCCATACTCTGACTTGTCAAGTTTGAAATCGTAGAGGTCAGGAAAGATGGAATCATATTCTTCTTTATCATAATACTTCTTATATTCCTTTAGACAGCAAGAACCAATCGTTAAATCAGTGTGTCCTTCTTCAAACATAATCTCTAAAGCTTCTTTGACTACAAGCACATCATTCGCTATGTATTTTCTTTCTTCCTCTGTAATTTCACAACCTGCATATCTAAATCCTTCATACTTCATGTTTAACTTTTTATGCTTTGTTGCAAAACTCTGCCCGATCTGTTCTACTGAAAATGGTAAAAGCTTCAGTGAATCCCTCAGTTCAATAACATGACCGTTTACCTTTAAGGTGATGGTATACCACATTCCCTTATCTGAAATGCTATACTTGAATGACTTGTTAGGCATATCTTTTTCGCGTAACCACTCTACCGCATCTGGTTTATCCTTTGAAAGTTGATGATATGCCTGTTTCCATTGCAGAACTGTAATTAAATAAGAGAGCCAAAAGGAGCCATCGAATTTAAGGTTATGGTAATATGCACAAACGTTACAATCCAGACTGATAAAGTATTCTAACTGCTCTCCGATTGAATGGAATATCTTCACATCTTCTGTCATGAGTTCTACGCACGCCGCCGCCCAGACTTCCGTATTTACCTGACCTTTGTATACAGTGGTTTCGAAATCTGCACTGAAATATCTGAATTTTCTTTGCTTCATTTCTTACCACCTCTTTACATTTTATTCCGGCCATTCTGAATTATCCTCCCATTCCTCCATGCTGTCTGTTACTTTTTGCCTCTCTTCTGAATCGAGAGGTAAGTAACTCAACATATCTGCCATGTAAGTATAAATCATCTGAGAGTATGCAACTTTGTGGTCAATAATTAGTCCTGCCGCTCTACCATCTTCTAACATCGTGGCAACTGCTTCTTTACCTCTTACGTTAATCAAATTATCTAACCATGGGGTAAGGACTGGTTCAGCAGAGCCGGGAAAACGTGATATCATTTCTCTGAATCTGCCTATGATGATGTCTGCCATGACTGGAAGTGGTTCCTGTTTTACTGCCTGTATTTCGGTTTTTCGTTTACGCGTCTCTGCCGCTTTTTGTGCAGAAGCACGGCGTTCGATGGCTCTGGCTTCTTTACCAGAATAAATCTCTCCTGTCTCAGGGTTGTATGCTCTCGCTTTATCATATAGCTTGTCAGGTGTGATCGACTTTAGCCGATTGAGTTCTTTGCGAGTAGGCTTCTTTGTTTTAGGTGGTAGAACTGGTTCTACATCAAAGAAATAACCTCGGGACTCGGCGCGACGCATGGCACGCTGTATTCTTGCGTATTCTTTGTTGTATTCCTGTTGCAGTTTTGATGCTTTACGCTTTGCCATGAAAACCCCTTTCAATGTTTCACGTACCCGATAAAGCGGGGCATGCAATGAAACATTTAATAAAAATCCCTCCCCCAGTAATTGAGGGAGGGGAATAAGTTATTCCGTTCTATGTGGATTGTTCAGTTACTCAACTGAACATGTAAGGAATGGCTGTGAAAAATTCTTACTCGGAAGCTTGTAAGCTTTTATCTGGAATTCCTCGTCGCAATCTTCCATTTCATTCATGATATCCAAGAATGATGTCATGAATGCCTGACTTCCTGTAATGTACTTTGTTCCGTTCTTGTCTTTAATTACCAGTTTATCGTAATCCTTTGTGTCAGACTTTTCGTTGTGAATCTGTAACACTACATAGAAATCTACGTCAATCAAAACTGGCTCATTACAAACCGTATCTAACTGTACGCAATCTCCTGTGTCTTTAAGCTGTACTTGTTCCTTCTTTGAAATCTCCTTGCTTGCGTTGATGATCTTTGCTGAATACCCTTCCATGTTGTTTCTCCTTTTCATTTTGATTTACCGTTAAGGCGGTTGAGTTGTTCTATGAATAAGCTTTTATTTTACTCCTTAGAGTAAGCTTTATTCCGGTTTCTTAAGCGGTTCCAGTTTAACCGCGTCTGCGATGAACTGGGATAATGGCATTCCGTAGCGTGTTTCCTGAATGTACATATCCACGATAGAAACGGCTTTAGATTCCTCTCCTAAGTCCATGTGCTTCTGAGCGTATTTTAATGCTTTCTCCTTATCGTCTGTTCCATAAGGAATGATGCATTCTGCGTTGAAAGGTTCTGCTGTCTCTGTGTTGAGGCATAATACTACTGCTCTTGTAGCTTCCACTGTTCTTGTTACCATGATTTCTTTCATTTTGATTCTCCTTTTCTTATTTGGAATTGTTATTTGTTACTATACTTATTATAACAAACATTTGTTCGAATGTCAAGCAAAACCCCAAAATATTAATGCTTTTAATTCGTATACCAACACCATGAAAACAAGCGTGAAACATATGCCGTAAAGTGGGTTATTTGATTTGCAAGTGCAGACCAGAAAGAAAAGCATAATGATAACAGTAATTATTACTAACATTCTAATTCCTCCTTAAACAATTCAATAAACTCTTTGTATTCCTCAAGTGTTAGTGTTTTATTACAAGTATTCGTTCTTCCTAAGTGCTTATACCAGTTTATCAATGTCCCTGATTGCATGTGAAGAATGTAATATTCATCTTCATTTAAGAAATAATGAAAACTATCAGTAAAACCATACCAACCGTTATCCCAAAGCTTATCATCTAAGACTAACCATTCTTTACCAAAAAGATGCGTAAATTCTTCTCTTGAAATTGCATATTGATCTAGTACTTCATTCCACTTTGTTTTCATAGCATTTCCTCCATCTCCATAAAACTTATAAATTCCTGTAACGTATGAATTATTTCTCCGCCATCTATTTTAATTTTTACTAATATCACTCTGTCTAAACGCGTTTTAATATACTTATACGCTGAATAGTAACTGTAAAAATCTCTGTAGCGTGCTCCTTCTAAAGTGCGTTTATCTTTTACTAATACTTTTACGATCATATTATTTTTCCTCCATATTCATAAAATTTATAAAACCATTAATTGTCAATGTGTCTACTAAATTACCACATTCAATACGTACTAATAATGATCTGTCTGAATGTGATCTAATATATTTATAAGCTGAGTAATAAGTGTAGAATTCTCTGTTGCTTGTACCTTCTGTAGTGCGATTATCTATTACTGATACTGTAACTTTCATCACAATTCCTCATTATTTAATATTTCATTTATATTGTCTAAAATTTCCTCTCCTTTTGCTTCATCTAAAAGATTCTTTATGTCAGTATATGCACAATAAAGAGTTAATACTACGCTATCATTTGTTTCAATATCAAGCGCCTTATCTAAGCATTTTAAAGCTATTTCTAAATACGCCTCAGCCCACTTGTCCATTATCTCACCTCCTTTTCTAACATTTCTTTTATTCTGTCTGCCATGAGCCATTCGCCGGATTTCCTGTATGTCATTTCGTTGTTTGCTCCGTAAATCCTTTTGTAAACTTGTAAGATGTCCCATGCCTCAGTTTCAATTTCTGCTAACTTGATTAAAATCTCTTTCTTTGTCATTGCGTTTCCTCCTATTCGTAATCTTCTGGTTCGTAGTTATCGTTAAACATTGCGTTGTATTCCCTAGCGGGTGTGTCCCAATCACAACCGCTTGCTTCCATAAGTTCCTCGATCCATTCAAACATTGCCTTATCCTCCTTAAAATGATCTCTCGTCTAAACTACCTATAAACATTTCTACTAATTCTCCATTTTCCATAGCTATGCAACTATGATCTACCTTCTGATTGTGACACTCTTTATAAACCGACTTAAAAGAACCCTCGATCATTACATCTTTTTCTCTGTCAATAAAAATGACCTTCTTTGCTCTTCTCATTCCGCCAAATTCTTTCATTCTAATATCTGTCATTTCCTTATCCTCCTTATTTTCTTACCTCTCTTAACTGTCTTAATTATACCATGTTCAACTGGTAATTGCAACGAACGCGTGTTTGGTTAAACGTTTAAATTTGTAAACAATTTATGAACACCATAATCCAAATGTAGGCGCTTTCCTTTGATTATTCACAGCGCTCAGGCTGTGACTGGCATAGGGATAGCCAGTTTACCCTCTTGGCCGCGCGGCCTTGAGCGCCGA